GTTTATGTAATTAATCCATTTCCCAAAAAAATCAGAGATAAAGATACAATGCAGAAGTATCTGGATGCTGATGAAAGACTTTCAACTGTGTCATTAAAAATAGAATACTATGACACAATGTTAAAATATATTGAAGAAATACTAAAACAGATAACTAATAGAACATACCAAATTAAAAATGCTATTGAGTTTATGAGATTCACATCAGGATTAGGATAGTGGAAGATCAAAATAAACCATCAATAAGCTTAAGATTTGAATATCAAGACATATACTTACAGTACAAGGCGATACAGAAATATATAGAAACACTGGATGAATCTAGTCATGAGTACCAACATGCATGTCATATTATGACTGAATTGTATAGAGTGATCATACATCATAAATTTCACCATCATAAACAAAATCCAGAATAACCCACACAAAACCATCTATGGAAGATAATTTAGAAGAACCCAGTTTTACGATGACTGTTTCTCCTATTGATATGTTTTTATTATATGACTCTGTGAAAACAAAAATAGAAGTATGGCCAGGAGGACATCCTGAAGAACAAAACAGACTTTTTCTTTTAAGAGATGAACTTTACAGAGGTGTTTTAGAATATAAGTTTGCAAATTTTCAATCAGATAGGGAATAAATACATGTAGGAGCATTCCTACATTATGGCAGACTTGAAGATTCAAAAGATTAATGAAGTATATCTGCAGATAAAAACTGAACCTCATATTGAGTATGAACTAAGAGATAGATTCACATTTGAGGTTCCTAATAAAAAATTTATGCCCCAGTATAGATCAAGATATTGGGATGGATTTGTTCATCTTTTTAATATGAAGACTAAGAGAATCTATGTTGGTCTTCTTGATAAAATCATTGCATTTTGTGAATCTTCTCAATATACTTATGAGTTTGAAAATAATAAATTTTATGGATTACCATTTGAGGTAAATGATTTTGTATCTCATGGTGGTGTAAAGGATTACATGAAATCAATCACTAGTTTCAAACCAAGGGACTATCAGATTGATGCTGTGTATGATGCACTAAGATATAATAGAAAGTTACTCATATCACCAACTGCTTCAGGTAAGTCTCTGATGATATACTCTATTGTCAGATACTTTGTTGGACTGAATAAAAAAATTCTATTAGTAGTTCCAACAACATCTCTTGTAGAACAAATGTTTAAAGACTTTCAAGATTATGGTTGGGATGCTGAAAATCATTGTCATAGGATCTATGCTGGAAGAGAAAGAATCAATACCAATGAGGTAACAATTACAACCTGGCAGTCAGTATATCAACTGGATAGAAAGTTCTTTGAGGAGTACAATGTAGTCATTGGAGATGAGGCACACCTTTTTAAAAGTAAGTCTCTTGTAGGCATCATGGATAAGTTACATCATGCAAAGTATAGATATGGATTCACAGGAACTTTAGATGGCACACAGACCCATAAGTGGGTCTTAGAGGGTCTCTTTGGACCATCATACAAAGTGACACAAACTAAGAAACTTATTGATGAAGGACACTTGGCTACATTAGATATCCAGTGTTTAGTATTAAAATACAAACCACAAAAGTTTGATACCTATGAAGATGAAATACAATTCCTGATAGGTCATGAAAAAAGAAATAATCTTATTACGAACTTAGCACTTGATCTAAAAGGTAACACCTTGATACTCTATAGTAGGGTAGAAACACATGGTGCTGTACTTTTTGATAAGATAAATAAAAATGCTAGTGACAAAAGAAAAATATTCTTTGTCCATGGTGGTGTAGATGCTGAAGATAGAGAGCAAGTTAGAAGCATTACTGAGCAAGAAAATGATGCTATTATTGTTGCTTCTTATGGTACTTTCAGTACAGGTATAAATATAAAAAATTTACATAATGTAATCTTTGCCTCTCCATCAAAATCTCGTATTCGTAATCTGCAGAGTATTGGTAGAGTCCTAAGAAAAGGCAAGAGTAAAGTGAAGGCAAAACTTTATGATATTGCTGATGATCTATCAACTAGATCAAGAAAGAATTACACACTTAATCACTTTATTGAAAGAGTGAAAATTTATGTTCAAGAACAATTCAATTATGAGATTACATCAGTTAACATAAAAGACTAGACAGGAGGCAAGTATGATAGAAGATGATTTCTACTGTACTATTAAATTAAAACATAGTGGTGAAGAGATATTTGCTAAAGTGGCAGCTAGTGAAGAAGAAGATAGGACAATGCTCATAGTGTCTAATCCTGTGTGCATTGAAGAAGTAAGAATGAGAGGTAAAACTTGTGGTTATAAGTTTGAACCATGGTTAAAAACAACAAAAGAAGATATGTTCATCTTGAAGATGGATGATGTTTTAACCATGAGTGAGTCTGACGATATTGATCTAATTGTTTATTATCAAGATTTTATTAGAAGAGGGCAAAAAGGAAATAAAACAAGACCAAATAGACAAATGGGATACATAACTAATGTACATGATGCTAAAGAGATACTAGAGAAGATTTTTAAGCTAGATTCGAATAAAACTTAGTTTCTTTCCATCAAACCAGACAAACCTAGTCTAATGTTAATTCTTAGGGTTGTCAAGTCTTGTTAAATTTGATATAATGTTTTGAGAACATTATTCATTACTATGCCATTCATTAAAAATGCCTATGGAGTTATGAGTAGTCCTAAGAAGTCTGAGCATTATGTTAATAATAAGGATTTCCTTGCTGCTCTGATAGATTATCGCAGTGATGTAGAGTTAACCTTTTTTAAACTACATGGTAGAGAACCCACCAAAGAAGAAAGAGCAAAGAGGTGGGAAACAAAGCCAGTTATTCCAACTTACATTGGTCAATGTTTTTTAAAGATTGCTAATCATCTATCATACAAACCAAACTTTGTGAACTATATGTTCAAGGATGATATGATCTGTGATGGTATTGAAAACTGTGTAAGATACATTCATAACTTCAATCCTGAGAAATCAAAGAATCCATTTGCTTACTTCACTCAAATCATTTACTATGCATTCTTGAGAAGAATTACTCAAGAGAAGAAGCAACTAGAAATTAAAAATAAGATTCTAGAGAGAACAGATTTTGACGAGGTCTTTGATGCTAATGATCTTGACGCCAGCAACTATTCTGAATATAATAGCATCAAGGATAATGTTCACTCTAAATTAAGAAACTGATGCGTCTTGCTATCATCACTGATACTCATTATGGTGCAAGAAAGGGATCTAAACTCTTTCATGATTATTTTGAGAAGTTTTATAATGATATCTTCTTCCCCACTCTGGATGAGAAAAAGATTAAAACAGTCATTCATATGGGTGATGCTTTTGATAGTAGGCGTGGTGTAGAATTCAGATCACTTGAGTGGTCCAAGAGAGTTGTCTTTGATCCCCTCAAAGAAAGAGGCATCACTGTTCATCTGATGGTTGGTAATCATGATGCATATTATAAAAATACTAATGATGTCAACTCAGTAGATCTTCTTCTGAGAGAGTATGATAACATTATTGTTTATTCTTCACCCACAGAGGTGAAGATAGATAAACTTGATATTTTATTCATTCCCTGGATATGTGAAGAAAATGAAAAAGAAACTCATCAACTTATTGAAAGCACATCTTGCAACATCGCGATGGGGCACCTTGAACTCAGCGGATTTAGAGCTCATAGAGGATGCATCATGGAGCATGGTCATGAGAGCAAATTATATCAGAAGTTCAAGAGGGTATTCTCTGGTCATTACCATACAAGATCTGATGATGGAACAATCTTCTACCTAGGCAATCCATATGAAATGTTCTGGAATGATGTAAATGACGTCAGAGGATTTCATATCTTTGACACAAAAACTCTAAAGCACACTCCTGTCAATAATCCTTATAAGATGTTTTACAATATCTATTATGAGGATACTGACTATCAGATGTTTGATGTGAGAGAGTATGAAAACAAACTTGTCAAAGTCATTGTAAGAAAGAAAACTGACTCTCATAAATTTGAGAGATTTGTTGATAAACTTTATTCTGCTGGAGTTTCTGACCTTAAGATTGTTGAAAACTTTCAACTACAAGAGTCTGAGGATTTTGAAGTTGAGGAATCAGAAGATACAATGTCTATCCTTGAAAGATATATTGAGGAATCTGAAACTGAATTGGATAAAGCATTTATCAAAAGTTTGATGAAGACTACCTACCAAGAAGCATGTGAGATGGTATAATGTACATACTCACTATACTGGGAAAGGAAAAGGAGGGAGCATACTCTGTAGTAGATGAAGATGGAGAAAATGTTTTGTATCTATTTGAAGAAGATGATGATGCTGTAAGATATGCCATGCAACTGGAAGAAGGTGGATATCCAGAGATGCATGTCTTAGAGATAGATGAAGAGATGATGTTTAAGACATTAGAAATGCATGATCACAAATATGCAGTGATCACAGAAAATGATATTGTAATACCTCCTGAAAACGCAAATGATTATCTTTGAAAAAATATCTTGGAAAAACTTTCTTAGTACAGGCAATCATTTAACACAAGTCAATCTGAGTTCAGATCCAACAACACTTATTATTGGTGCTAATGGTGCTGGTAAGTCTACTATTCTTGATGCACTGACATTCTCTTTGTATGGTAAGTCATTTCGTAAAATCAACAAAGCACAGTTGATTAATAGTACAAATGAAAAGGATTGCTTTGTTTCTATTGAGTTCTCAATCAATGGT